ATCTAACCTCACAGAAAATGACCTCCATAGACGAAACACAATTGTAACACTAATGTCTGATTGGGGATTACTAGAAACTGTAGCGCCAATAGGAGAAACTGCTCCTTTAAATCAAATTAAAATCATATCACATAAAGAAAAAGGTAATTGGGAATTATGTCCAAAATATAATATAGGTATTAAATAAATGAAGTGGTGGTAAAATAATTTAATATATTATGATTTTAGCATTGTTATTAGGAACTCTATATGGTCTTATAATTGGATTGATACCAGCTGCAGGAGCTACTACAGGTCTTATAATTTTATTTGGTTTAATGTCTTATTTTTCTGACCCATATCTTGGTGTCATTTTTTGTATGGCTGTAGTTGCAGCCTCAACTACCGGTGATACATACTCCGGAATCTTATTAGGTATCCCAGGCGCAAATTCTGCCGCAGCCACAATGGTTGATGGACATCCTTTAGCACAACAAGGTAAAGCAACCTATGCTCTTACCGCAGCTATAACCACCTCAACAGTCAATGGTCTCCTATGGGGAACACTAACATTTGCTTTACTCCCTTGGTATACAAAACTTATGATGATCTTTGGTATACCAGAAATGTGGGCATTTGTTATGTTGGCTCTTGTTTGTGTAGGATTTGTTAGTAATAAATTTTGGATAAGAAGTTTAATTGCAATAGGTATAGGATTGTTCTTAGGAATGATAGGCACTAACCCTGTAACAAATGCTGATAGGTGGACATTCGGTTGGGAGTATCTAGGAGCTGGTATTCAAATTATGCCAATGGTTGCTGGTTTATTTGCTTTCCCTGAAATATTAGATGGTTTAAAAAAGAGAGATGCAACCACTACAAAACATAATACTTCTGGACAAACCCTTGATGGTATTAAAGCTGTATGGAAATATAAATGGGATGCAATAAGAGGTGGAGCAATAGGTGCCTTCATTGGATTCCTTCCAGGACTTGGCGGGGCAATGGGAGATTGGATGGCGTATGGTTCAACCGTTGCTGCTAATCCTAAAGAAGAATTTGGCAAAGGTAATATAAGAGGTGTTATAGGTTCTGAAGGAGCTAATAATTCTCAAAAAGCTACGAGTATGATTCCCACAGTTTTGTTTGGAATCCCTGGTGCTTCTTTTGCTGCAGTACTATTAGCATTATTTATGACATTAGGATTTGAATTAGGAACACCTGACCTTGCTTACGATATGAGATTTTTTGATAGTCTAACATTTGGATTTATGTGGGCTACTGTTTTAGTTGGAATTATATGTATTACATTTAATAGATATATTTCTATGATATCTTATGTGCGTTATCGATATTACTTTCCTGCGCTTGTTGTGTTTATCACCTGGGCTTGTGCACAATATACGGGTGGCTGGGAAGATTACGCTATACTTATTTTATGTTCTGTATTAGGAGTCTTTTGTAAAGAATATAAATATAGTAGACCGGCTTTATTAATGGCATTCATTTTAGCCGCGAAGGTAGAAGCATTGACTATTCAAATGACAACTCTATATACTATAGAGACTCTTATGACTAGACCAATATTTATTATTTTAATTATAACGATTATAGCTTTAGCAACATTGTCTATAAAGAAAAACAAACTGGAGTATGCATGAAAAAATTACTAACACTTTGCCTTATGGCATTTACTACATCAGCCTTAGCTGATTATATCTTTGTTGTACCACAAAAACCTGGAGGTGGAACAAGTCAATGGGCTCAAATTGTGGCTACACAACTTGAACCATTCCTAGGAGAAAACATAACCATTAAACATATACCAGGAGCAAGAGATATTCCTGGCTTTAATAAATTCCATAACTCTTTAAGAACATCTAATAAAATTATTATGGTGAGCAATGGAGGTAATGGAGTTAGCTTCTTACAAGAAAAAGTTGATTATGATTATAGAGATTATGACTCTATTGGTCTTATGAATTTAAATATTATAGCAGCCAAACGTATTGGTGAGAATATGGATTATCCAAAATTTTCTGCAGGCTCTGGTAAAGTACCAGAAGCTTGGGCTATGGCATTATTAATTTGTGGTCCTGGTTTAACTATGAATGAATACCTTGCTTGCTTTAAAGAGCACGTGACTTGGGTTAATGGAATGTCAAATTCTGAAAGGAGACTTGCATTTAAACGTGGTGAGCTTAATGGAACAAGAGAGAACCCAGCTGCTTATAAAAAGCATGTTGAGACTGATGAGAACGCAGAAATTTGGTTCCATCATGGTATACTCCAAGCAGATGGAAGTCATGCTGATGACCCTAATCATCCAGGGTTCCAATTAGAAATTTTATTTGAAGAACGCTGGGATGTAGAACCAAGTGGAGAATTTTATGATGCTTATAAACTTGTCAAATCATTTAGAGATGGTATGCAAAAAGCTTTATGGGTTAATAAAGGAAATCCAAATACATTTCTTTTAAGAAATGCTCTACATCAAATGAGCTTAGACCCAGATGCAATAGCAGCTATTGAAAAGAAAGTTGGTAAGTATGAATGGAAGATTGGTGATGAAGGTAATGCACAGGTGGATACACTTATGTCATTCATTACACCTGAAGCTCTTATAAATCTTATTCATTTTAATAAGGAAGCATTAGGATTAGCTAGTGTATATAAGGAGAAATTAATTGAATAATGATTTACCATTAGACCACCCAGACCATCGCAAAAGAGGAGTTGTTGATGGTAAAAAGATAAGAGTTTTTAAACTTACAACTGGTGATGTTATAATTTGTTCAATTCTTATGTTTGATTCTCCTCAATGGCAAATTAACTGGGGTCAATCTGCAACTAATGATACTAATGATGGTGGCATTTATATGATTACTTGTGAGTGGCCTGCATTAATAAAACCAAAAAAGGGTGGACATCCTCTAGAGAGGATAACTAAATTTGAACATTATATGGAAGGTTTACATCAAGACCATAGAAGTTTTCTTCTCAAAGAAGAACATATTATGCACATTATGAATCCTCCACTAAATCTAGCACGTGAATATGTTGATTGGATTAAGACCCAATGGTAAATTGGGTATTTATTACTGGTGCTCCAGGAAGTTTTTTGGATGATGTATCTCTAAAAATTAAACAACATTGGGATGTTGATAATAAAATAAATTATTATGGACCAGGATTAGAATATGGTCAATGGTTAGATAAAGAGTTAGGTAGTTATGAGAAATGGAAAGAAGAAATTTATCAAAGCTTTGATGGTCCTGAAGAACAAATTAAATTAATAATATCTCATAACCTATCTTATTATTTATATGAAATGCAAGAGACATTTCCAGATAGTACCATCATTACGGTGTTTAGACCTTGTGAAAGGTGTAGAGAATCATGGGATGAAGCTGGTGGATTTGATATTGAATATCCAAGTTATGAATGGTATAAAGGTACTCAACGTTCATATAATAAAATGGACCATCAAATATATTGGCAAAATGCAAAGATATCTAAATGGTCAGCCAAGCTTAATTTAGGTGCATGTAAACCAACTAAAGATTTTTTTAGAGAAAAATTTAATATGGATTTAGATTATGATGTACAAATGGAACATGGATATGATGTTGCAATATATAATTTATTTAAAAGCTGTTTACAAATAACTTAAACTATGATATAATATAAGTATAAATAGAAATATAGGATGCGAAAGGTCCTATATAACCGTGGCATGGAGCCACATTTTATAACCTTGCTATACATAGGAGGTCGAAATGACAAACTTAGCATTTAACTTTCCAAGAGATACATTCCTTGGATTTGATTCACTCTTTAATAACCTAGCGGAAATGAATGTAGAAACCGCCAGAGGCGTTGGATACCCACCGTATAATGTTATTAAAAGAGATGATGGTCACTTTTTAATTGAAATCGCTGTTGCAGGATTTAAGAAAGAGGACATTAATTTAACTCTTGAAAAAGGAGTATTAACTATTACCGGTAAACATAAAGGTAGTAGTGATGTAAGAGATTATGCCCATCGTGGTATTTCTCAAAGAGCGTTTGAACGTGCATTTACTTTAAGCGAGACCATTAAGGTCGTTGGAGCTGACATTGTAGATGGATTGCTTGTAGTTATTTTGGAGAATGATATTCCAGAAGAGGACAAGCCTCAAACAATTATTTTAGGTGACCTGCCTAAGCACGCTAAAAAGCTGTTGCTAGGCTAATAAATACTAAGGAGCACTATGGCATATTCAGCAGCAGTTTTAGACCATTATAATAATCCACGTAATGTGGGTAAGATGGACTTAAGCGACCCAAATGTGGGTACTGGTATGGTAGGTGCTCCTGCTTGTGGCGACGTTATGAAGTTACAAATCAAAGTAGAGAAAGATATTATACAGAACGCAGTATTTAAATGTTATGGCTGTGGTTCTGCAATAGCATCTTCTTCTATTATAACAGAAATGTTAAAAGGTATGACACTTGACGACGCAGAGCAAATTAAAAATGTAGAGGTGGTTGAACAACTCAACTTGCCTCCAGTTAAAATACACTGTTCAGTTCTTGCTGAAGATTCTATTAAGGCTGCAATTAAAGATTATAAATCAAAACAATAAATTATGAATGAAATTAAATTAATCCGGCTTACGTCGGGCGAAGAGATATTAGTCTCAATAGTGAAAAAAAATAAATTAAAAACAACCGTTAAAAATCCAATTCTTTTAATACCAGACCCAGGAGCACATGGTAAAATAGGCTTTGTACCTTATTTGCCTTATTGTGAAATGGAAGAATTAGTTATTAAAGAAGAACATATTATGTTTATTGCTCAACCTGAAGCTCAACTAGAAGATAATTATAAAAATATGGTTGACGGCACTATAAAAATTCAAACACCACCACAACAAGAAATATTCGCATAAATCTGTTTACTTTTAGTATGATTTATGGTATAATACTATCATGAATAATACTTTTTATATCAACGCTTTTCGTCATGGAAAAGTAATCAAATATATTGGGTATGAAAACGGAAAGAAGGTGAGCTTCACCATTCCATTCAAACCCACTCTATACGTCACATCTAAAAAAGCCAATACTAAATGGAAATCTCTTGATGGTAAGTCTGTCGACCCTATGATATTTAGTAGTATGAAAGATGCTACAGAATTTATAAAAAAATATAAAGATGTTGATAACTTTGGTGTGTATGGTAATACTAATTATGTTGCTCAATATATTAATGAACAATTTCCAGGAAATATTCATTGGAATCGTAATATAATTAATGTAACCTCTCTTGATATTGAGGTAAAATATGGAGAAGGTTTTCCAGACCCAGCTCTTGCCGATCAAGAAGTTACTGCGATTACGATGAAAAATAATATAGACGATGTTTATTATACATTTGGTTGTGGTGATTATGATATAGAAAAATCTTTAATGGAAAAATATGAAGTTCGTTATATTAAATGTCAAAATGAAAGAGAACTACTTCATAAATTTTTAGTTCATTGGGGTATTAGTTCTCCTGATATTATTACTGGTTGGAATGTAGAATTTTTTGATATTCCATATCTCGTAAATCGTATAGCAAAAATTAATGGTGGTGGAAAAGAAAAATTCTTATCACCGTGGAGAATGATAGATAAAAGAGAAATACAACAACCATTCTCTACTCAAACTCGTGACAAATATGAATTAAAAGGTATTACAATTCTTGATTATCTTGCAGTATTTAAAAAATTCGCATTTACTTATGGTCCACAAGAATCTTATAAATTAGACCATATTGCTAATGTAGTTCTTGGTGAAAAGAAACTTGATTTTGGTGAAGCTTCTAACCTAAATGAATTATATAAAACAAATTATCAGAAGTTTATTGATTATAATATTAAAGATGTAGAGCTAATTGACAGAATGGAAGATAAGC